TGCACTATCGTCAATTGCTCCTATGCATTTGGCAGAAGAACTAAGTGGGGTTCCGTCAATATACTTGAGCGTTGTCAGCTTTGTATTGCCCTTGGTATTCTCCAAAACACCAATCTCAGACTGCTCGGTAGAACCCATACGGATATTGAGTGCATCTATGTACTCTCCGTTTGGAACAAGGCGTTCATCTACAACCTTGTTCATCCTACCCGCTATGAAGTTCCTTGTAATATTTGCCATATTATTTCAACCACTTGTCCATACCACGCAGATTCATAAGAAGTCTACCCGGATGAATGTTACTAATTCTGATTTTCGCATTACGCAACAAAGCGCTTTTCTCTTTACGAGCACGATTTACTATATACTCTTGAACCCCAAGTTTTGAGTTTAGGATTTCATATTGAATATAAGCATAAATGTACTTCTCAAATAATTTATTGACACTAACGCTAGCATCATTACCTCCCTCCATACCATCAGATATGTACTCAAGAATTACAGACTGACCGTACATGTCAGAGTTGAAGTTTATAACACCCGTTCTTTTATCAATAGCAAATGTAGGATTGAAGTTTGCTGTCTCAGTATTAAGACCATAACGGTCGCCAATGCTATAATCAAAGTACCAAGTACCGTCAACATTCCAACCATACCTACCATTGTAAGGTCCGGGGTTCAAATAGATACTTCTTTTTATTCCTTCCAAACGCTGCAAGTCAATCTCGGAAAACTCAGGAGAAAGAGCATTGCCGTTTTGGTCAAATAATATCTTTCCTGTTTGGTCCTGCAAGTAAGCAAGAGAGGACAGTACTTGAATGTTTTCAGTAAGTGGTCTAAGATAACCATCCTTATACAAGTTTACTCTCACCCAATTCACATAGTCAGATGGGAGAATATACCTAAGACCGTCATCAACAGTCAACTCTAATACTTTTATTTGCTTAAATGCATCATAGTTCAACTCCTGTATGGCACGCTTTGCATGAAACAGAATCTTATAACGCTCTTCATTGTTTACTAGAGAATGGTTTCCTGAGTACATCAACAAGAAGTTGTTGACTACATCATACAGGCTTACGTATTGGTAAGACCCCCAATTGGCATCCTTAGGTTGGTTGCCACCATTTTCATAATATTGATATTGAGATATGTATGCCATGATTATACAGATTGTTTTTGTTCTTCAGCTCCGCCAAATTGAACAGCAGCTATTTCCCTTATAGACATTCCTGCGTATTGAAGTATCTTGCTAACAAGTTTATACTCGTCCTCTACAGGAACCTCAAAATCTTGATAGTCGGGTTGTGATTGGTCAAACACGGGTTCTCCATTTGCAAGTGTAATATATGTCCACTTCGGGTCTTTAGGATACCTAAAGTATTGAGCATCTACTTCGTTAGGCAGATTGATAGATGTAGGGTATACGGTCATTACTGCTCCCTCTTGGGTATATGCAGGATAAGTTTCTGTAGGAGTCGTAAGCAACGAGTTGACCAACATGGTAATTTTACTATGAGTAACCTTTTCAGCTTCTCCTTTGAATACCCTTTGTGCCCCTGAACCATCATAGCACAATACTTTATTTATTAAAAAATAATCATATCCTGTTGTAGTTAAAGACGGAAGATAGAATCTATTTGAAGCGGGAGCTACTTGAGTCAGCGTAGACGTTTGAGAAAAAAGTTCCATAGCCTCTTCAATAGGCTTCCTAATATCTGCATAATCCGAACCTGCAGTTCGTGTATTTTGCATATTAGTTATCTTATTATACTCAGAAAAGTACTCCTCAAATACTTCTAGCTGAGATTGCTTTGAGTATAAGTTAAAATCTGAAGGTGATATATATCCGTAATTGTTCTTATTTAGGATAGACAATACGGTGTTTCTTACAGAATTTATCATTGTATTCTTTTTACAAATATAAACAAAAAAAAGAGGGTATAGAAATACCCTCCGTAACCAAACACTATGAATACACTAAACTATGCCAAGTAGTTCTCAAGCATCTTAAGCGCATCAATACCTTCGTCAGTTTTTAGGAACTCAGCAACCGTAAAGTATGGGTCTTGACCATACGGCACTGTCAGCATTTTCTTCTTGTTAGAGGTAGAATTGAACCAAACCTCCTTATGCCCGTTCCTAAATGTCAATAATTTATTCTCAAAAAATATGTGCACATTGGATTGAAGCTGCAACATTGGGTCTGAAATTACGTTCAGGAATCCTCTTGGGTCCCTTTTGGCATAAATCAGAACATCTCTTTTCAACTCAGCAGTGGTAAACCTTGATGGGTCTTTTCCGAACAATACCCTTGATACAGTCTCTAGCTGTTCTATTGACAGCTGACGAGCTTGAATCAGAGCATCTACCTCAAAGTTCAATACCTCTACCTCTTTTGCAGCGTCTTTCTCGTTGTCTACCTCAACGAATGTCCTTCCGTTTAGCGGGTGGTAATGCAAAAACTCCTGCAGTACAGGGTTGTTTTTGGGAACACTTAGGAATCCGTTCTCAAAAATAATAGGCTCTACGATAGCGTTTCCATCCTGTTCGTCCTCGAAAGGAGTCTTTTGATTGATGGCATACCTCAGAGGTCTATTAACATTATTTTCTTCATCAAACCAAAGAAGAGGGAATCTCCTTGTGTTTCTTGATGGTATAGTGTATGATAGTGGAGCAGAATCTCCCTTAAGCTTATAAATCCTGTCAGCAGGAACCAACTTACTTTTCATTAGATATAATTTAATTAAATTTTAAAATAAGGGGGAGTGTCTTTGAAGACACCCCACCCTTTATTGTTTTTCTTCGGACTATGAACCGTAGCGGAACAACACGAAGTTGTTAGCACCAAGGGTACAAACGCAACGCTCAGAGAGGAAGTTGACTTCCATTGCATCGAGGTCGCTTGTTTGAGCACCACCGGCAGAACCTGTAATCCAAGTCTTATACCTACGGTCTTCAGTTTCAGAAGCACGGTAACGAACATGGAGGAAAGGACGCTTAGCGTTCTTGCCAAGGATTTGGTCGTACACAGTAGTTGAACCGGCAGGAACCAAAAGACCTGTTACAGTACCTGCAGCTTGTGCACCTGTAGGCAATCCACCACGCATGGTTGGGTCGTTCAGGTATTTCCAATCAGACTTGTAGAAGTCGTAACCCCTACGGAATCCTGTGAAACCAAGGTTCAACGCCATGTCCTTATCGTTGTCGAAAAGACCATAGGAAGTACCGTTTGCACCATAGCTGTTCTGAGAAGCAAGCATATCGTCAATGTCAAAGCTGAAGGCACGGTTAACGAAGATTACGTTCTCTTCGATAGCGCCCTGCTTGTCAAGACGAGAGATGATGCTGTCAAAATCAACAAGTGTAGTCGGGTTTCCACCGCCCCACACGTTACCACGGTCGTTAACAACGTAGAAGATACCTTCAGAACCTTTGTTACCGTAGATTGGGTTGATAGATGCGTTAGCAGCACCTGAACCACTTTCAGCAGGCACAGCCTCAATCATTGCAGTCTCAAGGTAGTCCTCGAAACGCAGACGAGTTTCGTGCTCACTCTTCAAATACCAAAGGTATCCGGTAGCACCGTTCTCGGTAGTTACCTCAACCCATCCAATCTGAGCCATGTCAGAACCGCTTACAGCGTATTTGTCCTTAATGATGATTGGAGAGTTGTCGAAGATTTCATCTTCAGCTTCCAAAGAACCAATCATTCCTACAGTTCCTTTCTTAAACTCAGAACCGTAAATCCATACAGAAAGAGTTCCTGTACCGGGGAATGTTTGACCACCTGCTTCGTAGTAGGCTACATCAAAAGTACCTGCTGTGGTGTTAACCGCAGTAACAATACCTTTGTTAGAAAGACCACTAGAGTTCTCAGAGATGAAAACAGTCTGACCTGCACGGATAGCAATACCACTTACGTTGGCATCACTTACGGTGATGGTAGCAGAATCTGCAGCAGCAGCAGCAGAAGAATCGCAGTTCACATATTTAGTGTGAAGACGACCTTGTTCTGCCCACTTAATCATGTCAGAGTTAGAAGGCATTTCAGCACCTACCATACGGAGGAAAGATGCTACAGTACGATTACCATAACGCTCAAACTCCTTCTCATAAGTATCAGGAAGATACTGATTCAAGAAGTTAAAGTTGGTAATATAGTTCGTGGACAATGGGACCTGCTCCGCACTTGGCTGAAGCTGATACCCGGGTGATGGTAAAACTGCCATTTTTTTAAGTTTTTAATTTTTAAATTTTCTTTATACTGCGGATTTTTAGACTCCTTCCGGAATCCGGTGCAACCGCCTTCACCTGCATTCCTCCTTTACTTATAGCCTCAGGTGCTTTTCGCTCAGACATATTAATATTTTTTGTCTTGCGTATCACATCCTCGGTTGCATCTGCCTGACCTTGTTCATAAAAGTACTTGGCAAATCTGTCGGGATTCATTGCGATTGACAAAGCCTTATGGTATCCTGCCGCATCAGTAATAAGACCACTCTCATCCAAGTACTTGTTTATAAAGTTCATTGGGTTTGATTGTAGCTTTTTTAATTCTGCTGCTGAACCGGGAGAAAAAACAATCTTCTTATCATCAATATCGAACTCAAAACCTTTGAAGTCTTTACTAAAGACCTCATCTGATTTTTGGTTAAACCAATTGCGCTTACGCTCGTTTTCCTCCTGCAAGGTTTTTGCCTGTTGTGTATATTGACGGTATGCCTCAAATCCTTCATTTTCCTCCGGAGATAAACCATTTGCTCTTGACTCAAGAGGCAGTTTATACTTTTCCTTCTGTTCATTGAAGTAGTTCTTGGCTTCCGCAATAGCCTTTTTTCGTGCAATCTTTATCTTTTTAATCTTAGAGTCATCGTCAATGTCTTCATCGTACAAGTACTCCTCCATTAACACATCAATGTCATCACTGTCGAGACCTTTTTGTGTAGAAGTAAGATATTCACGAAGTATGGTATCCGGGTCCATGCTATCAAAGTCCTTATTTAATTTAAGGAAATCTTCAAATCCACGACCCGTTTCTTTTTTATACTTCATATAAGCTGCCACGTCCTCAGGAAGTTGTTCGCTTTCCTGACGCTCAGACACCAACTCATCAAATGAATTGATTTGCTTATTATAACGCTGTCCAATATATGAAAGAACTTGCTCTTCCGTCAACTCAGGCGCTTGAGCACCTTCGCTTTCCGTTTGAGTATCTATCTGAGAAGTGTCTATGTTAGGTTCACTTTCCGTAAAATCACCATTCAATTGTTGTTCGTGCTTTTGAAGAAGTTCGTTTTCAACTTGTTGAATGCTTTTTGAGTCAACCTCATCGAGTGCTCTCACTTTAAATTCCATTAGATTAGATTTAATTTGTTACAAATTTATACAAAAAACTTGAATTTTTTTAACGAGGTTCAAACTCAGCCAAATCGAAACCATCTAGGGTGTCCTCGTTTGATTCAAAATTCAAAGGAGGAAGGTTATTCTTCCTTTGGTTTATAAGTTTAGACTGCTCGCTATTCTGTTGGCTGATTCTTTTTGCCTTTGACTTTTCCTTCATATCCTCCCTAGACAACAAAGAACTCTCTTTTACGCCGGCTATCTGCATCTGATAGTTGAATTCTTCTCCCATCAGCATCTGCTTCATCTCAGCTTCTGCCCTTAATCTCTGTATATCAAACGCGACTTCAGCCTGTTTAATCTGCATTTTAGCTTGAGTTTCAAGCTGAATCTTTTGCATAGCAGTCTGAGATGCCATCTCTTGAGACTTCAGTTGTTGCTGAGAAATCATTGCCTGCTTCTGCATTTCCATCTTCTCCTCACGCTCCTGCTTCTTGATTCTCTTCATTTTGAGAAGCTGATTGGCAAGCTTGAGATTCTTTATCTCACGTATGTCTATTGCGTCTTCAAGGTTGATGTCACCCTTAGATAGAGCCATTTGAATATTTGCTTCAAGCTGAGCTTTCTGTTCTTCGTCAGGAGAAATTTCAATGAAAATACCAAAATCATATACATACAAATCCTTTATGTCGTTTAGAATAGACACATTGTATTTGCCTATTTTATTGGCAAAATCATCTTTAAAGTCTGCGTACTGCAGAATGTCAGCAACTCGGTAGGTAAGGGCCTCGGCAAGAGACCTATATATAAACAAACCGCCCTCAAGTATATGCCGTGTAGCGGTGTTTGAATTAAGTGCCGCAAGCTTCTGAACCCCTACCAATGAATTAGGGTCCGGAGTTGAACCATCTCTAGCTTCGTTAAGTCCGGTAACAGACCTAATCATGTCTAGATAATGGTTGTAGTTAGCTATCAACATCTGTGTCTTAGATGCTCCGGAGTTTGAGGTAAGCTGTTGAATTGGTACACGGGCGTTATTAAACTCCCCGTCTTGGGTATAACTCCTACCAATAACACTACCTGTTTGGAAGTAAAGACGAAGTGCGTCCTCAGGATTGTAAGCCTGACCTGTACCAAGGTCTACCTCGTTAAGACCATCAGCATCAATGAACACGCCATCCGGAACGGTACGTGCAATTACCTGCTGAAGCTTTAGATGAGTAAGTTGAATGAGGTCAGCGAATGGGACCATCCTTCTAACTAGAGACTCAATAACTCCCTTGTACATTCTTGGTGCAACGGCTACATAATTCGGCAAAGCGTGCTGAGAAGCAGACTTTGGACGAACCATATTTTCGGACATCTTCCACTTAAGAAGTATGTTCGTGCCCATAACCATGATACCTTCATACCATACATCAATGGTCTTTTCAATTTTTTCAAATTTGCCCTCTTCCATCATTTCGGTAGGAGGGTTAAAGTTGTCATCCTTTTCAATCATCCTAGAACCACCGGACTCAAGAATCTTCTTCTTATAAACTATCTTCTTGGTGGTCTTATAGTTGTAGTAAAGAAGAGTAGCAGTATCCCTGCTGAACAAACTATTCTCGTAGAACTGCGCTACGTTATAGTAGTCGTACCAACTTTGAGAATACGTTGAAATCTCTTGCAACTGTTCACGGGTCAAGGTTGGGTCAATCTTCATCAACTCTGTTATTGGAACAGTTTTAATCTCTCCCCAATAAAAGCAGTCTTGAAAATAAGGGTCTTCAGTGTAGCTATAAACTACATTTGCAGGGTCTACGTATGATACCTGAACGCCTGCTCCGGGAAGAAACTCATGCTTTGCAATGCCAATACCAATTACAGTAATGTCATAGTCTATGCGCTTTCGTGTATCTTGGTAATGGTTCTCGTCAAATATTGTATTGATAGCTTCTTCTTCTGCTATCTCGATTGCAGGCTTGTACTTAAGCTGCATGTATAAAGACAACTCCTCATCTGTTTGAGGAAGTTCTTCGGGATTCATCATAAATGGATTAACCCCTGTAGCTTCTTGTATTGTACTCAGAACATCTTTGGCTGCCATTTGACCCTCAACCATGTCCTGATACTTATTGCGTTTTGCTTGAGACATTGCATCTTGCGCATACGCCTTTACCTTGAAAAGCCTGTCAGACATTCCGTTTACAACAACATCCACAAATTTTGGAAGTATTGGTACAGGAGTCCAATCAAGATTTAAATAAGACAAGTCACCATCTATAGCAAGCTCGTTCTTGTATTTTTGAACAGACTGTTCGCCACGTGCGTATAAGCGTAGGCGATTAAAGTCGCCCCACTGATTGTAGTACCTACATCTGTTTCCGTCTTTACGAAACCACTCATACTGTATTGCTTGGCCTACCTGTAGACCAAAGGTGTCTGAAGCTTTTTCGGAATCAGTTACGAACTGAGTCGGAAACGCTTGTGAATTTATTGATACCGATACATCTTTCATCGAATAATTTGACTTGTTGTTCCACTATTAGTGTACCTAGCAAAATTAATACTAATTTTCGACTCTTTTTTCTCAGGTAAATATACGTTCTTTTGGTTTGCCATAATAGCTAAACCCGAACTAATTGAAGCGTCAAACTTAGTTCTGTCATTAATATCAAATCTTGCCCAATCTTCTAGCGTTCTTGTGAATGGCATTGACCCTATTTCATCCGATGGCCTATAGGTACTTGTAGTGTCAAACCCTATAAACTTCTCAATATAGGTCTCGATAGCTGAGGCATGAGACTGCTTAACCTCCTCCGATGAGTTGGGTATACCCCCAAGTTCTCGCTCTGTTTTGCTCAGTTTGTTCAGAACCCTATCCGGCCTGTTCATTGAAAACGCCCTATACCCCCTGTTCTTGAAGTGGTATAGAAGCCTAGGCTTATTGTTCTCAGCAAGCATTGGCATCCCGTAGAACACGCACGCCATAAGGACTTCTTCGAAAAATATCTCCGCAGTCTGAGGACGAGCTATGTACTCAAGGAAGAACTGATTGACCGGGGCATCATCCATGTGGTACTTGGTCATCCCATGGAGAGAACCATTAGACCCCCTGCCACCAACCACGGCAGATATGTCATACGGGTCACATCCAAATGACCCCAAGTGCTCATTTCCCGGATACTTTACACCGTTCCTTGTAAAAACATTGTTCTGCATGTTGGGAGGAGGAACCCAATTTATCAAGAACCTACCCCTAGAATCGGGAGTCCATATAACCTTACCGTCCTTGTCGCCATCCTTCCAATGAAATGTTCCACGTGAAACATTGTGTGACTCAATGAGCGAATCATTGTAGTCAATCTGATGGTATATCTTTGTCAGGTTGAATAGTGATGACTTACTCTCATCCCTAAAAGCATGCCCCTCTGTTCTAGGGAACTGCCTGTAAAACTCATTGAGCGCATCGGCATCACTCTTGAGTGAATCAACCTCAGCCTCCCAATAGTCAATAGCGCCATTTGTTATCTTCTGCCCGTCAACACCAATAATAGATTGCTCAGGCTTTCTGAATACGGGCATTCCATACCGGTCAATGAACCCCTCCATGTTCCATTCCATTGGGATGAATAGGGAGTATAGACCACTTTTAGTCTGCCCGTTGGCGTTCCGACTACTCAATGACGAGTCTTCGTACAATTTTTTATAGTTATCACCGCCCTTACTTAGGGCGTTTGAGGTAGAACCCATCATGCATTTACCAATAATCTTGCTACCTACCCTCAAACACGTCTTTGTTACACGCCAATTATTTAAAATATTATTGGGTTTTACCCATTTTGCGCTCTCATCGTGCGCAAGAAAAAGTAGCTTTTCACCGTCATAGCTATTCTCCTCGGTATTCTTCCAATCTATTGTGGTATCCAAACCATCAACCTCGTTGTCTGAGGTGTTGCTCATGTTCTTCTTTGTAATCTTTGATGCCGGTACGCGGTAGGCTAGCTCAGTCTTAGGCTTGTCCATACCATCCATGATTGGACGGAAGAAGAATGGCAACCTGCTATTTATGGGCACAACCTTGTCCGTGAACATCTTCTTGGCATCAGCACCCGTCTTTGACAGGATGCCAATCCTTGAGTCTCTAGCAAGTGTAGCTACATTGACGCACTCTGAGGATGACATGAATGAGAATCCTGAACGCCTAATCTTTAGGTATATCATTCCGAAGCACCTAGGGTCTGCCCGGCATGCTTCCCAAAAAATGTAGAATATCCTATTTGCTTCACGGTAGTCGGGGTATCCAATGTCAATACTTGACCATTGCAGATACATATAATGCGAACCGGGGATATAGGTAGGTATGCCATTGTTCATGAACCAAAACCCATT